AAGGATGGGAACCGTATGCTATTGATTATTTATTAGGAGAATTTTGTGAAGATGACTTATGTTTTGGAAAAGATGTTCCAAGAATTGAGTATATTTATACAGATAATAAATATCATATTTATTCACCAGATATGTATATAAAGTCTATTGATACTATTGTTGAAGTAAAGTCAGTTTATACTTACAATATAAATCTTGATCAAAATTATGCCAAGTTTAAAAATACGTTGGAAAAATATAATTTGAAAGTTATGATTTACGATGAAAAATTAAACTTAAAATTTTTTAATTTTATTAAAGGAGAAAAAATTTCAAGTAACTTGTTAGTTTGAATTTATTTCGAAATATTATTCTTATATTTTTTGTGATAAATACAAAAAATATTTTTCTTTTTTTTGAAGTATAATTGTGGTTGAAATACAATCTATAAGACTGGAAAGCCTAACGCGCCTCCGCTTATACGAATAATATTATTATTAACAGCGGTGGTGATGAAGCAGTATTTGGCAGCATAACCAGATGTTACAGCTCCTTGTAGGGGAGCAACTGGTAGTAGATCACCAGTAAATGAACCACCTGATGGGTTGGACAAAGACTGCTGTGAACTGACTGCATCGTTGGATCCTTGTGGGACAATTGACACATTTGTTAACTTGCCGTAATTGGTTGATCCCATTGGATCTATGGCAAAGAAGTCAAGTGAGTAGGAATAGAGATGGTAACCAGTCTCGAGAGGGATGACTGGAGCATGGTACCATGGGTTAACAAGCGAGAAGTAGTCTGAACCCATCTGGTATAGACGCTGAGTATTCTCGTAGATGAGAGAAGTACTGGCAATTGGATCAACACCAGAGTTAAAATCAACAACACCAAACATAGTGTTATCAACTGATACGCAATCAATTGGTCCAAGGGGCAACTGTTGACTGGTAGTGTAGTTAGACCAAGAAGCAGGGTTGGTGATGTTACGAGCAGCCCAGAATAGAGACTTGATGGCATGTGAAAAACGAATATCAATTGGGGCAGAGGTAGTTGGGTTGTAGTTCTGGACTGGAGCAGTCTGTACCTGTTCAATTAGGATATCACGAGGGGCGCAAGCCATCTTCTTACGCTCATCATTGGATACGATAGCATAGTTAGCCCATACGTTAACTGGGCCCATAACAGCATCAGCGCTGGTAGCCAAATCTGATTGCTGAGCTGGGCGTGAAGTCCAGTAACCACAATCACCAACTGCATCAACATCACCAACTGCAGTGTAGGTATCAACAGTCAATAGATCGTAAATGTTACGAAAGGCAAAGTTAATTCTCATTTCATTGTATGGTAGAGCAGCAGTGGGTAGAGCCAAACCAGAATCACGCGAGAAGAAGAATGGTAGTGGCAAGTTTAGAGTAGCAGCGGGTAGAACCTGCTGACCATTTGCGTTAACATTTATCAATCCACTTGCACCGTTAATGGCATTGTTAGTTGAACCCAAGCATTGAGCAATAGATGGGAAGGCCAATGCTACTGGGTTAGTTAGGGCATCGACGTTACCAATCATATTGTTGTAACCATTACGCTTGCCAGCTGGAACAGTGAAGGCACTCCAGAAATCCAAGTGGTAGTTGTCAAAACGAGCAGCAACCAAATCGTTAAAAGTGATAGCGCATTCAGAGATAAGATTATGCATCAAGTTTCGGGTCCAACGTAGAACATGAGCACCTGGTTGGGCGCCAGAGATATGGGGATTTACACCACTGCAAGTTGGATTATAAGCCAATGTGTTATTTGCAGTAGCAGCAGTAACAGAATTTAGGGTTGCACGCAACCAAGTATACAAGAGATAATCACCAGCACGTGAGATAGAGACTGACCACTGCTGACCGAACTGGGGTTGACCAGAACGAGCACTTAGACAGACTGGTACCTGAGTGAACCAGGTAGCCTTGCGAATTTCTCTAACGAAATAAGCAACAGCGTCGGGGCCACCATACAAGTATTTCTCTTGTTCGTCATAAGTGGCAAGATCGATAAAACCGGAAGTCAAGTTAGATGTACATATAGCCATTTTTATTATAGACGAGATTTTTTTTTTAAATTTCAATTTTTTTTTCTAAAAGAGAAAAAAAAATCAAATAAAAGTTAAAAAGATATTAAATTTTAAATTGGATGGAAATTGATATATTTAGTATAGATAAAAAGATAAGAGATGCTTGGAATAAAAAAAAGGAAGATATTAAAAATATTGATACTCAAATCCAAGATCTAAATGAGATAAAAAAAACAAATGAAAATATATCATTACATGTGATAAGAGATATCAATGAAAAAATAAATAAATTAAATAAACAAAAAGAAGACATTGAAAACATCAATATAATTCAAAACTTTTATATTATGGACTTTTCTGATCTTATCGAACAACATAAATATCTCATTCCAAATAAAATATCATTTATGGGAAAATCAAAAAAACCATCTAATGAGCTATCTAACTCTTATATAGACATTTTAAGAAAATATGATATAGAATATAAAGAATTTGAAGACATTATAGAAAAAAATAAAAAAGTAGAAAAAAAGAATTGCTCTTGTGGGTTCTCTTGTTTTATAAATCAACAAGAACAAAATCTTGAAATATGTGAGAACTGTGGTAAACAAGAAGAAAAATCTTATAAATCTTTAAGCTATAAAGATATATCTCGTATCAACATGTCAAGTAAGTATTCTTATGAAAGAAAAATACACTTCAAAGACTGTATTAATCAATTTCAAGGGAAACAAAACTCTACAATAGATGAAAATGTATTTAAAAATCTTGAAGAACAATTTGATCGTCATGGCCTATTGGGAGAGAAAAACACTTGCAAAAAGATAAGATTCCAAAATATTACAAAGGAACACGTTTTACTATTTCTAAAAGAAAATGGTCAGTCCAAACATTATGAAGATGTTATTTTAATATATCATAAAATGACAGGAAAAAAGGTAGATGACATATCATATTTAGAAAATCAACTTATGGAAGACTTTGATAAAATTTCTAATCTTTACGATAAGAAATTTAAATTTACTGGAAAAATAGAAAGAAAAAGTTTTATTAACACACAATATATACTCTATCAATTATTAAGACGACATAAATATTCTTGTAAAAAAGAAGATTTTAATATGCTCAAGACCTTAGACAGAAAAAGTTTTCACGACGACATTGTAAAAGAATTATTTGAATTCTTAAACTTTAATTTTACACCAATCTTTTAATTACCAGTACTTCCAAAACCTCCTACACCCCTCTCTGTAGAAGACATAAATGTACTAACCTCTTCTGGTTCAAGAATAACATAATTTTGAATCAACATCTGAGCAATACGGTCTCCCTTAACAATATTAAAAGGCTGATCAGATAAATTAAACAATAACACACCAACATTTCCTCTATAATCGGAATCAATTACTCCAGCACCAATATGAATACCATTCTTTAAAGCAAGTCCGCTACGAGGAAGAATATGACCAAATGTTCCATGTGGTAACTCTATTGATATATTTAGTTTAACCAACATACGCTCAGATGGAAGAATAGTGGTATCAATTGGAGAAAATAGATCCAATCCCGCCGAATGTTCAGTTCCTCTCTTAGGAATATAAGAGTTATTTTCAAGTCTAATAACCTTCAAAGATGACATTTTTATTACTTATATTACTTTTTAAAGATATATTTAAAATATAAATATATAAAAATGTCAGAACATCCTCAAATGAGTACACTAAAAGATATATATAGAGATAAAATGATTAATGAATTTACAAAATTTCTTCAGGTATATAACCAAATATCTAACTCAAATTATATTCTTGATATAAGAGGAGAATATGATGTATTTATACATTTTTTAGGTAACTATATTTATACAAGATATAATCATGAAACATGGGATAAAAGTTCTATAAAATTCAGCGATGATATTGTGATTGATCTATCACTCTTTAAAAATACTCAATATTACAAGTCTGTTAATGACTTTTTATTGAGTCTTAAAAAAGCCTTCTTTGATTCTCTTGATGACAATGTTTACAACTATCTAAAAACGACATCAGATTATGATGACGAAGAAAAAAGAGTATGTACAGAGTTTTATGATAGAATTTCTAATCTAAATAATGCTATGAAACATCACACATTTGCTTCAACTACAAAGCCAGAAATGTCTTCTGAAACAATATCAAATTATAAGAAGGAATTGAAAGAATTTAATAATTATGTCTATTATATATCAACAAAGAAAGAACTATTTGAGTTGATCAAAACCTTTGATGAAAAGATTAGAACACTTTCTTCCAATAAAAACTATACTGAAATTTTATTTAACGCTTAAAGATTTTTAATTATTTAAATAATTAAAATTATGGCAAGTCCTGTAAAAAATCAATCTGTTAATATATCTCAATCATCTGATGCTAATAATAATACTAATAATAATGCTAATAATAATGCTAATAATAATACTAATAATACTAATAATAATACTAATAATAAATTTAACTTTATGTACTCAATGGATATAAAAACAATTGCTCTCTTTTTTTTCTTTACAGTATCATTAATTGTCTCATATCTACTCTATAGAAAAATAAAAGAGACAGATAAAAAAATAGAAAATATCGAATCTACTATAGATAAAAAAGTAAGTACAATAGATACTTCCATTCAAAATCAACAACAATTCATCAATCAAAAAATAAATCTACTTGAAGCAATGACTGCTCAACAAAAATTAATTATCAATCAAAAAATGGATGAATTTAGTACAGTAGTTCAATCTAATATATCATCTCTAAAAAGACAACAAAATGAATTTCTTGACAAGGTTAACTCTTCAAGTTATCAAAATGTAATGAATCAAAATCAAATGAACCAAAATCAAATGAATCAAATGAACCAAATGAATCAAAATAGTAAATATTTCCCACAAATATCTCCTCAAACAATCCCACAAACACCTCCACAAACACCTCAAACACCTGTAGAAACACATCAAGAGATTCCCAAAACATATCCAGAGGTATATCAAAATTATAAAGAGAAAAATAATAGATCAGATAGAGAAAGTGATATATTAGAATTAGATACAACAAATTATAAAAAAGAAAGAGAAGAGACTTCATCAATGGGATTTGAGTTTTTGATTATGAAACCTAATATATCTAATATATCTAATATATCTAATATATCTTTATCACCAGCTTCTATACAGAATGAAGAAGATAGTCAGGATGATGAAGATGACTTGGATGAAATACTTAAAGATGAATATAAAGAATTAGAATAATTAATTAAATAATATATGAGTCAGTCAGATATATTAAATATAACTAATTATAATAATTGGTATAATAATTATTATGATTATTTAATGGATATGTTTAATATTTTAATTAATAATTTAAAAAATAAACGTCTAAAGTATAAAAAAGACATATTATTTGATAATTTTTGTGTCTTTATTTATAATAATAGCTCTAAAAAGATAATAATATAAATCTAAAATGGATAGATTAGAAAAAAACGATATAGCGGAAGAAAATGATTTTGATACCCAGGAACTCGACATCATAAACAAAAAGATTAATCATAATAATAAAATACATGATATTATATACGACACGATATTTGAGATTAAGTCTTATATAAAGGATAATAGCTTGCCAATGTTTGAAAAATTTGAATATATTGATTTTTTTAACTTGATAGAAGAACAAATAAAGTTTTAATTATATT